AGAGGCGTTCATGCGGAAGATGCAACATGCACCTGCGGTGGCCGCGGAAAGGGAAAACCTCTTCTGTACGAGGTGAACGCCAAACAGGCGCTGTTTGAGGCCATGGAACGAGACGGGGAGAAAGAACCCCGTGATGCTCAGACTGAGGAGGATAGCAAGTGAGCACTGCAGTAGCCAAGAAAGAGAACACCGAGGTTTCGACCGAGGTGCTGGACGACATCTATCTCCTCGCAGGGGACGGTGCCGCGTTTGACAGCTCCGAAATGCAGATCCCGTTCGTGCGGGTGCTGCAGGCGCTGTCGCCGCAACTCAACAAGAAGAAGTCTGAGTACATCGAGGGCGCTTCGCAGGGCGATCTGTTCAACACGGTGACGGGTCAGCACTGGTCTGGCGAGGACGGCATCGTCGTGGTGCCCTGCTACCAGACAACCAAGTACCTGATGTTCACGCCGCGCGAGCAGGGCGGTGGGTTCAAGGGTGAGATCTCTCCGACGGATCCGATGCTCCAGCGGACGAACCGTGTCGGGTCGAAGGAGATCCTGCCGACCGGCGATGAACTGGTGAAGTCTGACCAGCATTTCTGCCTGATCGTTGATCCTGACGGCGGCTTCCAACCTGCGGTTGTGGACATGAAGTCCACGCAACTGAAGATCTCGCGTCGCTGGAAGACGCAGATCGCACTGCAGCGGATCAAGAACCCGAAGAACGGGCAGATGGTCACGCCTGCGGTCTACGCGACCATGTGGAAACTGACCACGACCGAGGAGTCCAATGACCAAGGTTCGTGGAACAACTACGCAGTAGAGAAGGTCGGTCTGGTCAACGACCGTTCGCTGCTGCTTGAGGCGAAGGCGTTTCGCGAGTCCGTGATGGCTGGCGATGTGAAGGCTGCTCCGGAGGAGTCCATCGGTGGTGGGGCTCATGCGGAAGACCGGGGAGACATCCCGTTTTGAGCAGCATGGCGCGGGGTGCAGTAACCCCGCGCCTTCTTCACTTTGGAGCCAAGCATGTCCGATGCGAAGAGGATGTTGGCCGCGTTCGAGGGATCGAGCGACGGCCACGGGAAAACAATCGTCGGCCGCGTCACGCGCAGCGGCAAGACCGAGGCACAAAGCCGCGTGGTCCGAGAACCGCTGACCGAGGAGTTGGTTCAGTCGCACCTTGACGGAAAGGCGGGCATTGGCTCGATTCCGATCAACCGGGAGAACAAGTGCAAGTTTGGCGCGCTGGACATCGACAGCTACGATCTGGACTTGGCCGGGTTGGCCAAGCAGGTTGCCGCGCTGAAGCTGCCGCTATTCGTGTGTCGCTCGAAGTCTGGTGGAGGGCACCTGTTCCTGTTCTTGAAGGACTGGGAGCCTGCTGGTCTGATCCGAGAGTACCTTGCCGAGATGTCCGTGGTCTTGGGCTACTCGGGCTGCGAGATCTTTCCGAAGCAGGACAAGATCCTGTCCGAGCGCGGCGATGTCGGAAACTTCATCAACATGCCGTACTTCAACGCCGAGATGACGACCCGGTATTGCCTCGACCACAACGGCGAGGCGATGACGCTGGAACAATTTCTATCGGCAGTGGAGAGGGGCAAGACGAGCGCGCATGAGTTGAACGCTCTCAACTTCGCGGGTGAGCGCAAGTTCTTCACGGACGGCCCGTACTGCCTCGAGGTGATCGCAAGCAAAGGTCCGATAACCGAGAACCGCAACACGACGCTCTTCAACATTGGCCGGTACTGCCAGAAGAAGTGGCGTGACGACTGGAAGCGCCACATGGAGGAATACAACCGGATGTTGTGTTCGCCTCCGTTGGACGCCAGTGAGGTTGTAGACCTCCAGACGTCCCTGTCGAAGAAGGACTACGGGTTTCAGTGCAACCAGTGCCCATTGAAAGACCACTGCGACAAGAACATCTGCCGCACTCGGCCGTTTGGGGTTGGCGGAGAGGTGGAGGACGCAGCCCATCTTGGTGGTCTGACAATCCTTCTGTCTGAGCCTCGGCTCTACTTCATGGATGTGGACGGGAACCGCGTTCAGTTATCGACGGAGCAACTGCAGAACCCGTCGCTGTGGCAGCGGGCGTGCATGGAGCAGATGCAGCGGATGCCGCCAACACCGAAGCCCTCGCAATGGCAGCGACTGGTCAACGAGTTGATGAAGAACTCCACGCAACTTGAGGTAGCCGAGGAGCTGACGATCAGCGGCCAGTTCAAGGAGCACCTGAAGGACTACTGCACGAGCCGCATACGAGCCATGGTCCCGGAAGAGTTGGACATGGGCAAGCCTTACACGGACAACGGCGTGACCAAGTTCACGATGGCTGGCCTTGGTCAGTTCCTCAAGAACAAGGGCTTCACGCACTACACGCGGGCCCAGATCCAAGAGCAGATCAAGAGGATCAACGGCAGCGATCACTGCTCTGGCCACCAGAGTGTGAAGAAGGAGAACGGCAAGTTCACCACGATCAGGGTGTGGTGGGTGCCTGCCTTTGACGAAAGCGAAATCGAATTACCGAGGATGGAGGTATCGAACGATGTGCCCTTCTAGGCCGAAACTGCTGAAGATCGCCGAGGTCTGCGAGTGGGTCTGTGTCTCCAAGTCCACAATCTACAAGTGGGTGCAGGAGGGCAGTTTCCCCAAGCCGCTGATCCTTGGCGGGGACGAGTCGAAGACCAGCGCCAGCCGCTGGCTCGAGGACGAGGTTGAGAACTGGCTGCGAAACCGCCCGCGGGGACGACCAGATGTCTAAGCGTCTGACGATCTTTGGTCCGCCAGGGTGCGGCAAGACGCACCGCATGATCGCGGAGATGGAGCGCGCGTTGGCGGAAGGCGTGCGGCCATGGGAGATCTGCTTCGTGTCGTTCACTCGCAAGGGCGTATACGAGGCGCTCGAGCGAGCTTGCGCGAAGTTCGGTTTGCTGCCGAAGGACTTCCCCTACGTCAAGACCATGCACGCATTGGCGTTCCATGCGCTTGGCATGCGGCGTACCGACATGATGTCTGCTGCGGACTATGCCATTGTCGGCAACAAGCTGGGCGTCGCTCTCAACGGCATGGAGGCTATCTCTCCAGACGAGGGTGTGTTGCTCCCGTCCGTGGGCGGCAACGGCATCTACTACCTGCGGATCATCGACAAGGCTCGGTACCGGACTGTGTCCTTGGAGAGCGAGTACAACCGCGAGAGGAACTACAGCCTGAGTTTCCCGAAGCTGCGCCAGATCGAGCAATCGCTCAAGATCTACAAGTCCACGTTTGGCAAGATGGACTTCGTTGACCTGATTGACCTCTATCCGCGCAACGTGGACATTCCGAACTTCAAGCTGTTCATCGTTGACGAGGCGCAGGACCTGACACCGCTGCAGTGGGAAATGGCCGAAGCCATCGCGGACAGATCAGAACGGGTGATCTACGCTGGCGATGACGATCAGGCGATCCACGCGTGGACGGGGGTCGAGGTCCAACGGTTCATGTACGCATCCAGCACGTTTGAGGTCCTGTCGCAGTCGTACCGAGTTCCGAGGGCCGTGTACGAAGTCGCGAACAGGATCGTCAACCGGATCCGGAGCCGTGTGCCGAAGGAGTACTACCCTACGGACGAGGAGGGGTCCTACACGCATCACATGACCATCGACACGATCCCGTTTGAACGCGGATCTTGGACGGTGATGGCCCGGACGAACAGCGCGTTGACGATGTTCCGGGACTGGTTTGAGTCTTCGGGATACCTCTACAGCGTCAAGGGGAACCAGTCTCTGCGTGTCAAGTTGGCCGAGGCGATCAAGTCTTGGCGTACCCTTCAGGAAAACGGATCGCTCGACGTTTCGTCCATCAAGAATCTGTATGAGAACCTGCCAAAGCAGGGGCCTGCTGCGGCGCTGCGCCGGGGGTCTGGTGTGCTTCTGGATGCGGCTGACCCAATGGGTCAGTACACCTACGATGATCTGGCGCGCGAGTACGGTCTCTTGGCTCCCAAGCACCAAGATGCGCTGTCCGTGATCAAGATGACGGACGACGAGCGTCTTTACATCGCTGCTCTGGAGCGTCGTGGGGAGAACATCTTTGCCGAGCCGCGCATCAAACTATCGACGATGCACTCGATGAAAGGGGGTGAAGACGACAACTGCGTCGTGTATCTTGGAACCACGCAGGCATGCGCCAACAGCCCCGATCAGGATGACGAACACCGCGTCTTCTATGTTGGCGTGACGCGTACCCGCAAAAACCTCCACATCTTGGACACAGACCGCAAGTATAGGTACGACATATGAAACGGGCAGAAATTCTCGACACCGCGAAGCAGTACGTCACAAAGGACCGAGCTGCCGATCATGGCAACATGGAAGACAACTTCCGCACCATTGCCGAGTACTGGACCATCTACCTTGGCATTGAGGTACACCCCGCTGATGTTGCCGTGATGATGACGCTGCTCAAGGTTGCGCGCATCAGCAGCAACCCCAAGCATGTAGACAACTGGGTGGACGGCTGTGGCTATTTGGCCTGCGGAGGGGAGATCATGGATGCGGCAACCTGATCTCTTCGAGGACGTCGAGGTCGACTGGTTCATGCCGTCCGAGTACCCGGATCTGACCGGGTACAAGCAGATCGCCGTGGACCTTGAGACCTACGACCCGAACCTGACCACTCTTGGTCCTGGGTGGGCGCGCAACGACGGCTACATTGTCGGGGTGGCTGTAGCCGCAGGCGACTACTACGGCTACTTCCCCATGCGCCACCAGAATGGCCACAACCTCGACCCCAAGATGACCATGCGGTGGCTGCAGAAGCAGATGGCCACGCCGCACATCGACAAGATCATGCACAACGCCACCTACGACGCCGGGTGGCTGCGAGCTGAGGGGGTCAACATCGAGGGCCGGATCATCGACACGATGATCACAGGCGCCATCGTCGACGAGAACCGCTGGTCCTACAGCCTCAACAACCTCGGCAAGGACTACGTCGACATGCGCAAGGACGAGAGGCTCCTGCGCGCTGCGCC